GTCAGGACATAGTAGTGGCTTTTCCAAATCTATATTCTATCTGAAAGAGTGGATCACACATTATTCTTCAAATCCCTCATATTTTTATCAGTATCTTGAAGTGGTCCTAAGTGTAGACTTACAAAAGTCAATTAATCTAGAAGAAAATCGGATATTGAGCTCCTACTGGCCGAATGATATGACAGTGACTACCTCTACAACTAGCATTCAACAATCAATTAAATCTTTCATCAAGAAGAGAACAAGAAATAAGGACATCTTGAAATTGATAAAATTAGAAGAAGAATCTTCGAGCCTAATGAGTGATATGATAAATATATTTCGTAAAAACTTTCACATAAGGATGGTTCAATTTTATTATGAGAATACATCAGTACATTTTTTAGACTTCTTGGTGAGAAAAATTGAAACAAGCTCCAGTTTTATAAGTTCAATGCCCAGTTTGCCCAGATTGAGGAATTCATTATGTTACAGAACCATTGAAAACCTGAGGCTGTCTGCAAGAATTGGCCGTAATTCGTATGGTGCAATCCATGATGATGTTGATATAATTGAATACCTAATAAATCGAAGATCCACAATGTTTTCAAGTATAAATTTCATAGAAGTAGAAGAGTTATTGTACGATGATAAACTTGAAGAATCAGGGACAGGAAATAATCTATTGACAGTGAGAAGATGTAGTCCACAACATTATCAGGACGGGATAAAAGTGTATGATAAACCTGACATGGGAAATGAAATTAGATATAAAGGAGAATTACTGGATGATGACAGAATGCTGGGTAATAAAGAAGAATTATTAGCAGCAAAATTAACTGCAGTGACAAAATGGATACTAACAAAGACGAAAAAATTAAAAATTGAAGAAATTGCAGACACAAGATTAGATTGTGTGATGGCTTGCAATCTGAGCTTATCGACATTAACAGGACAGAATCTGCAAGAACTTTGGATGTTTAGTCCGAATGAAACTGGTGGTGAAATATTACACAGGATTCCCAACATGCGATTCAGCACAAAGTCGTATATAAGGAGTGAAATGAATCTTGCTCTGAATTATACTGTGGATATAAATCAAAGAATATGCAATTTACTTGCATTAGTAGATAGTAATATAAATTTTGACTATCTGCGATTGAGAATATTGTTATCAGCCGTAATTAGATCCAAATCATCGAAACTTGGAGGTTTAGTTAGACGTTACAATTTCAAGAGAATGACTGGAATAGAAGATGTACAACACATAATTCCACGTGCAACAGAACACTTGCAGATAAATAAGTATACTAATTATTCTAAATTCAGAAATCATGATATATCCCAATTGAGGTTTAGATATTTAGCTGCAGGCTATCTGCATTGCGAAAATATCTATGATCTATCATTGATCCCCAGTGAGTTAGAATTATCAACAACCATGAAAGTCGGACATCGGTTAATACAAGATCTGATAATCGAGTATTCTAGACATATAGACAGAGAACACATGTCAATTGGTCCAGTTTACATAGATCTCAGACTGTGGAAACCTCTACTTTCAAAATTGGAAAAGTTAGATTTTTCTCTTGAGAATAAAACAGAAGATGAGCAATTAAATTATTTAGCCTCCAACTTAGAATCAGGCTTAATAGAAAGAAAAATGATCACTGTAGTAAATAAAGGAGATAAACTATTGCTACAATTACAAAATCAATGCATAGATTATA